GCAGAACGCAATCAAGACCCCGTAAAAGGCTGTTTAGGTGAGCTTATCAATGAATATAAAGCATCACCCGACTTTATGAACCTGGCAGACAGCACAAGAGAAATCAACGGCTATTCAATTAAACGGATTATGAACCGTTATTTTGATTTCCCGTTGCAAGCTTTGTCTGAGAAAGGTGCTAGACGCGAGTTTATCCAATGGCGCAATGATCTATCGAAAGAAGCCGGTAACGCCGCTGCTGATCGCGCTATCTCGGTATTAAAGCGCATATTGCAGTTTGGTATCAACATGGAGATGATCGACCATCACCCATTAAAGGACGTGAATAAGCTTTATAGTGGATCTCGTAAAGATATCATCTGGACCGATGCAGATATTCGAAAGCTAAAGTCGATCGACAATGAAAAGATAACACAAGCGCTCATTCTTGGCCTATGGACAGGTCAACGACAAGGCGACTTGTTAAAACTACGCTGGAACGCATATGACGGTCACACGCTATCGATTGAGCAATCCAAGACCAAAACATATGCCCGCGTAAAAGTCAGCGCTGAATTAAAGACTATGCTTGATAGCATGGAAAGAACCGCTGTGACGATATTAACGAACCAAGCGGGTAAACCGTGGGGAACGGGATTTAAATCGTCTTGGCGCAAAGCATGTGAACGCGCAGGGCTTGAGGGCTTAAACTTCCACGACCTACGCGGAACATTTGTAACCCTTGCATGGCGCAATGGTGCAAGCATTGAAGAAATAGCAGACGTAACCGGCCACACGATAAAAGATGCAGAACGGATTATCAGAAAGCATTATTTAGTTTCTGGCGGGGCTGTTGAGAAAATTGAAAAGAGGAAAAGATGATTGATGAAATAACAGTAGAAAATCTAACAGCGGAAAAATTCTGTTCTGTAGTCTCGTCTGCTCAATACAGCCGATTAAAAGGATATTGGGGTGTCAGGGGATCTGGGAGTGACCGCAAAAGCGGCATCGTTCGAGAAGGATTAATATTTCAACATAATCACAATACGCATAACTATTGCCGTGTCGAAATGATTATGAGCGATAGCTGGCATATAGAAGGTGAGTACACCAATTCTCCTAGAGTAGTATCTTCTGGTAATGAAATATTAAAAACTTACCTCATTTTTGACAATGGAAGATTTTGTTTCGATGAGCCGTGGAACGCGCAAATTGTAAAGATACTTAATCAACTAGTTAGCGAGCTTGAAACGAAGCGTTTGCAGGAAGAAAAGAATAAACTTGAGAAAAAACAAGCAGCAGAACTACAAGCCGAAAAAATGCACAATGATGCGCTTTCTGTTTGGAAAACTAGATCACACTTGGCTGATGCTTAGAGACCGAATCAAGAACGAAATTGTAAAAGATTAGGAAAACTGTAAAATGGCCCTGTATCGTAAAAGAACTATTATAGACTATCTTATTGATAATATTAAGAAAAATTGGTCGAAGCGGCAGGATTCGAACCCACGACCCCTACACCCCCAGTGTAGTTGTAATTCCTATTTATTAAATAATATCAATAACTTAATAAACCACTAATTGTAAACGGAACCCTATTTTACAGGGTAAAACCGATAAAACTGTAAACGGAAAAGGAAAAGAAAATGGCTAAAGAATATTGGATTGTATGGAACTGCGAAGAAAAGGGCGAAGGCGTTTTGTTTGATAACTATGACGATGCACATCAAACAGCGTACGGAGATTTTGCAAAAATGGCTCCTGCCATAGGTGAGCACTTTCACGAGTCTTATGGCGAGGATGGCGACCTAGAAATTCAAAAAATTGAAATCACTTAACCCCACTACATAAACATAGAAAGGGAGCGTGATTAAGCGCTCCTATTATTTCTTTGCTTTTCGCTTTGCAGCTTCGGCCCTTTGTTTAGGCTTGCGCTTGCAAATGTAATTCAATTGATCACGGTTTAGCTCAACACCATATTCTTTTTTAACGCGGGCAATAAGAGTGGCTTGCTTGAAGCCACCACCATTCCAGAGCGCGCAAACCTTTTGCTCTTGCTCATCGGTGAGGTGAGGTTTAACTCGCCTACCTCGTGGCTTTGGAGTAGACGGTCGATCCTTTGGGCCTTCTATCGTCGCGCCTGTATCAGTAATCATCTTGCGGAATTGAGCAGCACCAGCGCCCCGCCCTAGGTCACCGTCATGCAGGATTACTACAACAACGTTTTCAGTTCCGCGTCTCTGAAATTCACGCAACCAACTTCCAAGAACCTTACGCTCATTCTCAAGAGTTTCTTTATTGTCGATGGCAATCATCTCTGGATCGATGTCCAGACAATCAAAGTCTTTTTCGTGTCGGTTTACACCGTAGGCTATTCTCATAGCTCTTTAATACTGTGAATTATTCCACATGTCCACAATTATTGTGCATATAAAACTTGACTTCAGAATATATCCACATGTATTATGTATATGCAGCCGAAAGGCTATGACAGATCGGAGAGACGGTCACCCCATCGGAGGCAATGGCTGCATATGCAATCGGATCAAAAACGAGCGATGAGATGGGGATTATTCAAATAAAAGGGACAATTGATATGGCGTATGGCGATTATGACGGGCCAAAAAAGCCCGGTAAAGGAGAGGAAAATGGATGCTGCAACCGTACGCGCTGCCAGTCCTCACCTGCAATGTGGTTCAACCACGGTTCGTTTGCGTGGTACTGCGCTGATTGCGCTCGTGACATTGGAATGGATCATGTAAATTTACGTGGGTGGAGACGAGACTTTGAACCAAGAGTTGGACACCCGCAATTTGAGACAAGAGCCATGATGGATGAGCGTAAATCCAAGCTCGAAAAACAAACGACATAAAAGGGACGATCATGAAAATTAGAGAATTTCTGATGCAGCTCGTAGCGGGCAAGAAGCTCTGGTGGATATCGGATAAATGCGCCCTAACACTGAAAGACTTCAGCGGGAGCAGCGTTGCTGCTGGAGCAGCAATTGCACTTGTCACAGCAATGGAACATGCAAATGCAGATTCCGCAAAGTATGAACTAGATGACTGGAAAATTACAGTCACTAAAAAACTCAAATAAAAGGGAGTATTGAAATGGACGAAGATGAATTAAAAATCATAGCCCAAACAATCTTTTCTGCTGCTGTTAAAGACGCGTGGAATGAGGGAGAGACAGTCATGGAAGACGGTCGGGATCAGTACCATTTGGAAACAATGAATACTGAAGAATTACTTAGGGCTTCCGCTTCCTATTTTGAGAGTGTTTTATAAACCAAATAAAAGAGAATAATCAGCGCTATACCTTAAGAGATGCGCAAAACAGCCCGTTAGACAGAAAGCTAAGTAATTCCTCTCTGTCGCTGAATATGTAGGTATGAGAGCCTAATTCAAGACGGTATTCTAGCTGCTTCTTATTGTTTGGCTTACAATGAATAATTGGTTTATCAGTCATCGAAAGAATCCACTGGATAAGAACAGTATTTATTCCCTTTTCGATGATAGGTGACAGCTTCCATACCTGGAACGCCTGTATAGGCATGTGTTGCCGCGTGAGCGTCTCTATTAGTCATGGCCTTCAATTGCACCCATAACCACCCGCCAATCTCAGCTTGGCGCTCGTGGTGTCTGTGAGCCGTATACAAAATACGAGTTTTAACACCTGCAAAGAAATTTGAAAAGAGATCATATAGCATGAGAATAATCTCTTTTGGCTGTGCTTTATCCCCATGATGAGCCGCAATACCAACGTTGCCAAACTTATATTTAAAGAACTCATTTTTACTGGTGTTAACGTCAATACGTGGATTGTCTCGATATCTTTCTCTTAGACCTATTGCAACAACTCTATGTGAATGTTTATCGTGGTTGCCAGGAAGGATATTAACTAAGATGTTTTTATGCTTTCGTGCTGCTGCGTCAATTGCTGTAGCTAAAGCCTCAATTGTCAAATCAGTGCTGTCATAAATATCTGTGTCTACATCTAGTTTATTCTTGCCTCTTGGCGTTTCGTTGTTTGTGTCATCTGCATGAAGCAAATCACCGACACCAAGAATTATAGCAGTACCTGAAGACGGGCTTTTGTCAATTAGCGCACAAATCCACTTTTGAAGCCTACTAATCGCTGTTGCTGTGTCATACTTTTCACCTGTCATCTCTTCACAAGCCTTCATACCAATGTGAGGATCTGCAATTGGGTATAGTGTGATTAAATCGTCATCATTTACTTTAGGTGCTTTAATCTTTTTAACAGGCTTTAGACTAGCAAAACGTTCTTCTAACTTTTCAAACCAACCATCAATATCTAATTCTGGCGCGGACCAGCGTGTTGCAGCCGTTTTTTTACCGTCTTCATCATAGTTATGAATCCAACCGCCCTTTGCCTCTCTTGCGGATAATTGACCGTCATCTAATACTTTTCGCACACCATCAGAAAGTTGGACACCTTCGTCGAAAGCCTTTTTTAATTGGTATGAATACGTTTTGCGAGGAATACCAAGCATTTCAGCAGCTTTAGTTTTATTTTTATCGCATTCGTAATACACTGCAACAATATCACGTAAATGTTTCTCGGTCAGCATATTACTTATCTCCGATTAAAGATTTAACATCCGCTTTGATTTCCTTTATATCCTCGTTTCTTCGTTTTATTTCAGCCTCTAATAGAGCGATTTGCTTTTCATTGGTGAACACCTTACGCACAAGCCAGACAACGCCGCCTATTAAACTAAGGGTTATCGACGTTAAGATTTTTTCAAAGTCAATTGTCATTATCTGCAAGCCTTGTCTTTTGAGCATTGCAGATTGTGCGCTGCTACCTGATCACGAAACCGTGTGTCATTTTGGGTGATAAATGTTCTGGTTTGTGAACTAGGGCTTAAACGTGAATAGCCAGCGCCATCAGATGCAGTCCCCTGTGTCTGACAGCCCGCCGCCAAGAAGCCCACAAAGCTCATCGTCAGAAAGGTTTTTAATAGTTTCATCGGTTTTTTTGCGCTCATGGTTTTGCGCCTCCGTAGCTTTGAAGTTTTTAAGTTGCTCCTCTAAAATCGCTCTATCGATCGCGATGTAGAACGCATAGGCAATCGCAACAAAGATAACGCCTGCGATTAGATATTTAGGATTTAGAAATTTAAGGAATTGCAGAAAGGGCATTACGCATCGTCCTTAATCGCTCGCGCTTCGTCACGGTAACGCTTGCGCTCGTAGATGATGTATCCAGCAGCAAAAGTGAAAATAATAATTAGAAGTGCTTGGATGCGAGGATCTAAATCTGATAGAAGCACAACGCCATCACCAATAAGCTTTTGAACCAAAGTTAACCAATTGGTTTTAGATTGGATCATTGGCTTATCAAGACCCTTTGGCATTTCTGGTATAATTGGCGCATCGACAACAGGAGGGATTGCTTGCTCTATTGGCGCAGGTGATGGTAATTGGACACGCTTACCGCTTGACCATTGCACACGACCATCTGAACTTGCCCTATAGACGTTTACTTTACCATCACCTGAATAAACACCATCAAAAAACAAAATGCATTCAGCTTGTCTGCGCGGGATAATTTCAGGAGGCTTACGCCACATCATAAACGATTTTTTAGCGCCTGAGATATCACCTGCATTGTATTTCTTTACCCACGTAGCTTTATGAATGCCGCCTGTGTTAAAATCAAATGATACAGCCGCATCAAATTGAGCTTGTGATAATGGCCTTGTAAAAGCAGATGTTACACGATTTTCAAACTTACGAATATCACGCGCAAATATATCCATCACTTCACCAAGACTTAACTCATCGCTGACAGTCGCAGGATTAGGAAGCCCAGCATTTTTTGTATGACCGATACCAATCGTCCAAACACCAACGCTGTCTTTATATTTAGACAGCACGATGCCTTCGTGGGCGGCAATTTCTGCCAGACCCCGTTTTGAGACTTTCATATTAAATTGTCCTTTGATTTAGCGTTGCCGCTAGTGAAGGTCTAGCGTTTGATAAACGCCGCCCGAATGCGTCACCACGATTGATTTACGTGGTGGAATTTCAACCGTTTTATCTGTTGCTGCAAAAATAGTGTTACCATTAACTGTAATGCCGGTGACAGTGCCGCCAGAGATATAAGCAGTTGTGGGACGATTGCCAGCCGTAATAGTTGCGGGTGACGTGCCGACAAGGGCATTTGTTGTGCTATTTAAATCATTATAGCCTGGACAATCCTTAAAGGTTGATGTGGTCGAATTATCGTTGACAGGAGCCGTTACATTTGCTGACAAGCGCATTCCCATAACATCAACATGCCCGCCAGAGTCAACCTCAACTCCATATGTTGCAACAGCAGACGCACCGTTAACATTTAGGTATCCTTCAGCGCCACCAGATGAGCCGCCGTTGATAACACCACTGGCTCCGGAAAGAATCTTAATGCCAGCAAAGCCGCCATCTTGACCGTTCGCACCAGCAACAACACAATTGGATGCAAAGAAATCAGCGCCATTACCCATTTGCATTCCGTACGAGCCGCAGTTTCTAAAACCGCAGTTGACCAATTGTAACCCAAGGCTGTTTGTAACTTGAATACCTGGTCCAGGGCGATTTGAGAAATTCACACCAGAGAAATATAAACCTGACGTATTATTCAACACCGCTCCTAAATCACCGCTATCAAGATATCCATCTGTGAACTGGCTTAAAGCTGGTCGCTGGCTGACAGAATTAACCGTTGCGTCACAAGCAAGCGCTGATGTCCCCCCGATGTGATCAAAGTGGGAGAAAGCGCACCCCTCAACCATATCTTGAAGACGCATAGCACCCAATTGATGAGTTTTACTTATCGCGGATACTTCAGCCGTTGCTCCGCTTGTTTGACCTGTTATTGTTTCACCAACAACAAAGTCTTTATGTGACGCTTTCACACGTGCAATCGTTGACGTAATTAATGTTGCCAATTCACCGAGAGCAAAGGGAGCTGCATCGTCACCCAATACAACTTCACCGTCGGTAAATGTGCCTGAGATATTTGTGAGCGTTACATAGTCATATGGAGCCGCGACAACATAAGAATCGAAAAATACTTCAATCACATCTTGCAACCACACACCACACGAAAGGCTATCAAGGATTTCAAAATGACTTCCCGCAGTTACGCTTGCGCCTTCCGAACACAACAAACCAGTGTAACAATAATCTGTTGTGAAATGCTGGAGATAAACTTTCTTTTCAGCCTTCAGACCAACGCCGGATGTCGGGATGCCTGCAAAAGTCCCGTACACGCGCATACCGTAAAACTCAGCTTCTTGGTTTATTGTGACATGGAAGCCATTTGTTACAGCAGACGATATAAACAGGTTTGAGTTTAGCGCACCAAAACCATGTGTCTTTTGACCTTTTGTAACACTAATAGCTGTTGCGCCTGTGATATAATATGAACCGCGTGACCATTTAACTTTAGCGCCAATATTACATGCGTCATAAGCCTTTTGCAACTCTGAAAGAGCGTCATTTGTTGTTCCCAGTTTATCACCGGCAAACCAACCCACTTTAACAAGATCAAGACTAGAAACAACACCAGTACCAGTTCCATCAAATTCAAATTTCTGCCTTTTCCCTGAACGAATAACAGGCTGGAAGTTTGAAAAATCAACCGTTACACCATCATCAATTAAAAACCGCGTGTTACTGGAAAATACCAACGTTTTTGCAGGTGTATAGTTGGTTCCAATAAAATATGTGGCATTTTTAAGCCGGATAACTTCTTCCGCTCCTGCCTCTAATGCAATCAAAGCCGCCACATCATCCGTCGATCCATCTGCTGATGGTGTTTTAGCGAACGAAAACGCAAAAGCCGATGAAGAAGACACACTAGCCGCCGCAGCCTCTGCCGCCGCTTGCGCTGCTTCTGCTGCCGCTTGCACAGCTGATGCATCACCATATGACATCAAACGATAGCTAGTTCCATCATCAACACATAAAGCCGCCATGCCAACCCTGAAATAACCAGATGTAATTGCAGCGTTTGTATTTGTAACAACAGGTTTAGCTGTTTCGCTATTTACCGACAACGTAACTGCGCCAGTATTAGCTGCTGTAATATTTAAGAGAAGAAGAGCACCATAAGCCGCATCAGGAACATTCACTGCGGTTGTTGCTTGAATAGCATTAGCTGTGCCAGCGTCGGCATTATTTAGTTGAATGACGTTGTAAGGCAGATCCTTTAAACGTGTCCATGAACCCGCACCGCTTGCGCCTTGCTTTTGATAAACACCGTCATTGCCTTGTGTGCTATCCCCAACAACCCAAGCCATAACGTCAGCATCGTAATCCAGGTCACCATTTAGATCAGATAGGCTTTCTTTAACAATTGCACCAGATGTTGCACCAGTTAAGTTCATTAAATGAGCATTATGCAAATCTCGAATATCCGATTTAATAGGCTCGTGAGCAGCAGTTGCAGGGTTTCCATCTGTTGAGAAGTCACGGAAAACCGTTTCGATTGGTTTAGCCATTCGATTAATTCCAATTCAAATTTGAGTAGTATTTTTTAGCTTACAGCGACTAAGCCGGTTGCTGTTTCGGTCGCGGCAACGCCAGAACCGTTTATTGATACGATCCAATAATAATAATCATCAGCACTTAAACCGCTGTCTTGATAGCTATCAGCCGCGTTTGGCGAGCCATATTCGGTATGAATCAAAGTAGCAGATGAAAAATCATCCGCTGTGTTTCTGTATATGCGCGCGCCTGCATAGTTGGCGCTGTTATCGTCGGACCATGCCAGGTCAACCAAACCAACGCCTCCCGTGGCACTAACACTAATTGCCGAATTTGGCGCGGCTGTATCTGAAACGACAGTTACAGATAACGTTGGCTGTGGATCAGGATCAGCGTCATCATTTGGAACCCAATTTCCTGAACGACCAGTAGCAGTTGAATAACGAACCTGAACATAAATGTTTGTTCCGTCTGCAAGCCCGCTTATCGTCTGATAATTTTGATTTGATGGAAGTGATATTTCGAACCATGTTTCAGGCGTTACGGATGTATCGCGATAACGAAGTTGCGCCAACAAAGATGAACGCGGATACGTATCAAATGATACGAGTACAGAACCACCCGACGAAGTTGCCGAAACTCCGGTGGGGTCTGGAACATCACTAGATGTCGTCAAATTTGTATATTTAGGCTTTTCAGGCTCTTCCGTGGATGCATCAAAGTCAAAATCTGTTGAGCTAATAGAATGACATTCAACTGTATATGTTATCCCGCCCTCATTCCTAACGAGTTTATCAATTTCCATAACTTGCGTAATGCCAGTTTCAGAATGAACAAGATTAAAGAACCTTTGTCCACGCAACGAACGTGCAACCCATGTTAATTCAAACGAACATCTATACTGCGCTTGCTCAACAGCGAGGTAGCGCTTTGATAAACGACAAGCCTGATTGTGGTGATTCACCCAATAGTTCGCAATTTCCTGCTTTTCATAGGCTTCACCAGAGCCAACGTTTTCAATTGCAGCACTACCCGCTTGGACGTATCCGTTTGATGGCTCTGTATATTGGACAGAAAAAGCGTTGATTGGCTTTGTGCCTTCTTGACCTTCCGTATATGCAGCGCGAATAATTTCTTCGTCCGTTATTGTAACAGTTGGTGCTATATAGCGGCCTAATTTAAACCCTACCGTTCCGTCTGATTCTTCATAAAAGAAACAATCACAAGCCGTACCAAGTTCAGCACGCACTGTTTCGCGATCTAAGCTCAATGGGAAAGTTCCAGATAGTTCCCATGTTTTTAATGTGTTGCCATCTCTATCCTGAATTTCGACATCAGCCGCATTTGCTTCAGTCTCTACATCATCCCAATTCACGGAACGATTAAGACCATAATCAGCCGTTATCCAGTTAGCGATAATTAGCGCTGCATTTTTGGTAAAAACTGTCGTTTCAGTACGCGGGTCATAACAAAGTTTCCCGTTAATCAACGAGGTGATTGTAGATGGCTGACCCGTTGGGTAAGCATCTTCAAAAGCATCTGTGCCAGGGTTAGTTGCTACAACGCTTGTATGAGCAAGACCTGCCATATCATGACTAGATGTCCATTCAGTAAAATTGTTAAGTAGATCGGGAGGAGCAACATTTGATGAACCGTCATAAGTGTCTAACTTTAGAATATCGCCAGCGTATTGACTTTCTTGAGCGTATCCGTCACCATCTAACGTGATTTCACGATTATCAGCATAAAGGCCAGCAAACGAGCTAATGACATGAGCTGCAAAAAGAACACCGTAAACCCGCGCGCCTGAAATTGTCTCCCAAAAGTATACAGGCCCACCCTTTCGAACAGTTCCGTAAACGATTTCCATATCAGAAATAGGCTGACGTAGATTGACCATCCTTTGACCAGGATCAGGCGTTTGCGCTTTAGGTCTGAGTGAATTAAGCAGTGCTGAGACACCAAGGCTAATAGCTGAATTAATTAGCAACCCGCCTAAAGCAGTTCCTGCAAAACCGGCAACCGCAAAACCAATAGACGAACCAACGGTAAATGCAGACGCGCCACCTAAACCACCAAGGATCAAAGGGGCCGTACCAGCCAAACCGCCGCCAATTCCCGCAATAAACGGAATAACTTGCGGCATAGCCACAGCTTCCATAGGGTATAAAGCCGTAGTCGAAAACAACAGCGCTGCGTAAATAGTTTTTTTCATGATTACCTAGCTAACGGACCAAGCCGCATGAACTTTAAATACTGGAGAAATGACTAGGCCGCTTTCAGCTTGAGCAGCCCAATTTTTTCCAAGATAAATAGCGCCGATAGTTACGGGTCCAGAAGGTTGAAGAATATCAATTACCCCAACGTCTCCCGCCTTTGCATTGTCAGTTTCGACAAGTCCAATATTCTCAACACATCTTCGAAACAAACCTACAGGGTCTTTATGGAACCTCGTTAAACGAGCGCATGATAACCGATCGTCATACATGCCGCGATATTCTTCAGCAGGATCTTTACCTGTCACGTCCCAAAGATAATTTGCGATTGACAACATGCAATCATGCTCACCCCACTTGAATTTTCTAGTCATCCAAATGTGCAAATGTTGATAATGCTTTTTCATCAAACACCAAAAAATGCTTGTTCGTCAATCGCGTCTTTAGGCATAAACTCAAGCGATGGATTATCAGAGACACCAATTAAAGTAGCGTGATCAGCGGTGTTATAAACCCCGAATGAAGGCTTTGAACGCAATGCGAATGGACCTTCCATAGTGACTGACAATGTGCGCTGTTGCGGCCCGTCTATCGTAAATGTAAGATTTTCCATGAGCCTTTGAGTAATCAACTCAGGCGTCGAGGCAGGAGAGAAAAACTCTTCATGACGAGTTAATAACTGCTCGTAAACTTTAGCTGTTCGCCCTTTAATTGTTGCGGCTCCACCAAGTCGCATAATTTGCTCAATCAAATCGGGTTCGTCTGGATCTTGGATAAATGAAAAGCTTGCTTCAAGCGTTGGTGCAGTTCCATTAATAGACATATCAATTTCTGATAAGCCTATAAGCTTTGAGCCGGTCCAAACGTTTCCATTAACATCAGTAAATTGACCATCGTCACCCACAATAAAACGCAACGTACCTTCAGAGGTTTCAATCTCTAAAAGCTCAATAATACCCGCAATTTCATTTGTTGAATATTCGGTCATGGACGATTAATCCATTCAAGGATTTTAAAGTCAGTTCGGACAATATCACCCGTAACTAAAGCAGGATTAGCAGCTAAATCAGTCTCAAACCCCGCTATAATTTCGGCCCATATTTTTATGGAAGAATTAGAGGCAGCAGCGCGTCTCAATGGCGGCTCAAAATGATATTCTCTTGCGCTTTCTGTCCCATACATACCAACAACGCGATAAGGCCAACTATCAATCGAAAAGTAGTGACCAACTTGCAAAGCATCACCGATAGGCGAAGCATCAACTGTTAACGATGTTGAGCCGACCGTAAGCGTAGACGCGAGAGAAAGAGTTGGCTCATAGGCATAACCCGTACCATCAGAAAAAGTTGAATTGTCTGAATGAGGAACGGCTGGATTATTGCTAGATTGTGAGATTAGACCATTCGCACCCTGAATTTGTGGGCCATGAGGATCAACAATGCGAAACCTAAATAGATTTACACGACCTTTAATCTTTGAATATAAAGCTCGCCATGACAAAACATCCTGCTTACGTGGAAGGATAAGCGAAACCTTGCCTTCCCATCTTGGTTGCGATCCATAAATGACATGATCTACACCCGTTGATGACGTACCACCCGACCGACCGCGCACGTTAATTTCAAGATCAGACGCGTCAAGCTTCATTAATGAGGGTGGTATATCAATGATAGTTCTAATCATTATACACCTCTATCATTTGCTGTTTGGGCCCTGGACTGGAATTGCTGGTTAGATAGCTTGACCTGTTGGCCGGCAACAGCACCGGATATCTGCACGACTTTAGCGTTAAACATTTCGCTATCGCTTGTTAGATGAACATTTACAGATATTGCACCGCCAACTTGACTGTTTCCATTTGCAGCGCTCAAATTATGATTAGGAATAACCGTTCCGCTTGCACCTGGGACAATCATCTCAGGCCCTTGCTCACCTACCATATATGCTTTACCAGCCGAAACAGGACCGCCAGATGCACGAAAGCCGCCGAATAGACCGCCGATCAATGTCGAAAAGATATTACCGCCACCGCCTAACCCGCTGCTGGCATTATTTACTTTAAACATTGCGTTGATAACATCGTTTAAAAGCGTGTCGGTAATCTTATCAAGAACGTTTAAAGCAGCAGAACCAAATGAAGACCAAAAGCTCTTACCTTGCTCTAGACCGCTTCGCAGATCCGACACAAAACCTTTAGTTAAGTCAGCGGCGTATTCACGAGCCTTTTGAAGCTGTGCAACAGCTTCATCATTTACCTTGCGCAAGTCTTTCCAAGGATCAATAGCCTTCTTAGCTGCGCCCGCTAACTTGTCACCAGCATCTTGACCAGCTATTGCAAGCTTGATTGCCTTTTCTTTGATGTTATCAAACAGAGTACCCATATAATCGTAATTCATATCTGCGCTAATACCAGACATAACGCTATTTAATGCTTTAGAAGCCGCGCCAGAAAATGAGTTACTAATTTTGAAATTAACACCGCCAGCACCAATCTCGCCTATATCAACGCCTGGTAATTTATTGATTTGTGAAACAACTGAATTGATGGCGGCTAATGACTTCTCGACCATAAACTCCATGCCGCCTAAGAACATGTTTGCGGCTTGAATACCTAAATCACCCATCACGCTTGGGAATGCTGACCAAACTGTTTTTATTGCATTGAATGCAGCTACACCGCCGCCAATTATACCGTTGAATGCAGTTTTAGTGTATTGAACAGATGTATTCCATGCGACTTGAATAAATGGGGCTATTGCATCAACAGCAGGTTTTAACACAGACTTTATGCCATCCGCAGCAACTTGCATCGTTGCCATAAATACATCACCAAACCCGACCGAAACATCAGTTGTTTGATTAATCTCATAAGTCAGACCAGCAAACACAGCGGCAGTTGCAGCACCAGCAGCAACAAGCAACGGATTTGCCCGAACATACCGCATAACTGAAGCAGTCGCCTCTTGAAATGCGCCTTTAATGCCGCCTTGCCCCGCATAAATGCCGGCTAACTGACCACCTTGTTGAATTGCTACCATCATAGGCGGCATACCAAGCGCGAGCGATTGCGCAACATCTAAAGACTGAACGGCTAGTTGACGTTGACGAAAAGCCGCCGCGCCCGATGCACTCGCAAGGGCTTTAGTTGCTATCGCATTTGCTTTAGCAGCACCCGCCGCCGCAATATCAGACTTCTCACGTGACCTATTAGCAGCCTCGGCCTGTTTTGAAGCGCTAGACATGCCTTTGAGGTCTTTAGTAGCCTCTTTGATTGTCTCAGAATGAGCTTTTAGCCCAATTACAGCTACGTCCATTAACGTTCGCTTTCTTCTTTTTCAATTGCCGCGTTGTTTGCAGCTTCAATCGCCCATGCCTCACGGAATTTCATATCCATCATGGCGAGAATGTTAAATTCATTACGATTGATTGTTTCGCCCGTTAACCTGGACCATTCAGCTATGCGTTCTGGTGGTATAGGTTCTGCGCTCTCACCATCTATTTTACGGTATGTATTTAAGCGCCAGAACCAATGCCAGATATGAGAGCCATATTCAGGCGGCGAACATATTTCAGTCTTTTGACCAAAGCGCATATTACGCTCTAACCTAGTTTCGCCGTGCTGATTTTTTGTATTGTATTTAACCTCGGAGAAAACGGCTTGCGCTAAGTCTTCACCGAGTTCGCGAAAAAACGGGCTTCTTCTCCGTGCGCCGCATCAATTTGGCGTAGGATAAACGAGCCAGCCTTACTTGATAGGACTTCACGCTTAAAAGCATCTGAATTATCAGGCTTTTTGCCGTCCCATTCAAGACCTTTCGCCCATTCCCAAGATGCAACAACAGCAACAAGTGTTTCTACTGCTTGATTGTCAGCATCTTCTGCTGTGATATCCTTACCTTTCGACTTGAGAACCTTGTCTTGCCATGCACGCTGCACCGCTTTGACTTCATCGCTCTCAGGAGATCGGACCTCAACAGTAATTCCAATGGGCTTAGAATTTGTTGGGTCTTTGATCTCAATTGTCGTGGTATCGGAATATAGGCTTGCAATATCCATTATACAGCAGGATCCTCAAGAACTTCTTGAACCATACCAGCAGTAAAGCGGATAAGTTGGAAATCTTCAATGCGACCGTTTGGATAAACAGGACCGCCAATCAATGCGCGAGAATAACGAATAGTATTATTCGAACCGCCTGAAGGCATATCATCATATTCAAACTTAATTGCGATTGCATCGGTGAATGATGTTGCGCCGGCTGCTTTTAATGCAATCTGGCCTTTGTCGGTTACATCTTCAGCACATTCAATTACAGGATCGCCAGCGTTAGCCGTTGTTTTGATTTTATCCGCAACAGCGCGATCAAGAGTGAAGTAAGTAGCCATTTCTTGAACAGTACCAAATTCACCAATCTCACCGACATTGCCGACTTGTTGCCAGTCAAGCGCCTCGAAAGCTGTTTGGTTTAGGTCTGAGTTTTGCGCTTCGGGTGAATCACCATCCGCAGCCGTTACAGACACATACACTTTTGCATTTTTCATGCCACCACGTTTTGCCATTTTAATATCCTAATCGTTAGCGTTGTATGGTATTGCGACAGGGAAGCGAACTTCATTCCCGTCAATTATCTTCTGTGAAATAGAAGGCGGTTGATTAAACCGGATTACATAATCAGTCGTATGCAGTTTGAGATTACCAGGGAAATGATCAATAACCTGAGTTGCTATATCTCGCCCGTATGCCGTGCCAATGTGCGTTTCTGTTACGACTGTAACAATAATGAACCCCTGAAGGTTTTTAGCGCCCTCAAGTGTTGCAGATTGTGTTGTATTGGGCGCGTGGTCCACTTCTAGCCGTGGTACGCTGCCATCGTGATTAATGTTAGGCCATGCAAACGTTGTTGCGGGATCTGTTACTAATGTGCTTAAATGCCTAAATAACGCATCTTCTAATAAGGCTTCGCCAGTTAATGCCATTAAAAATATCCCCCAATGAAGGGTTAAGACGCTTAAAAGAAGCCCGAGATATATTGGGCGATGAAAGCTGTGATAATGTCGCTATCGATACCGCCTTACGTGTTCATCGCGAAGCGTTCGACAACATGAATAATGCAATTGATGCGGCTATTGCTAAGTCGCTAAAGAAACAGCCCGATTAACGTTTGTTTGCCAGTTTTGAGCCGCTAGTTTGACCATATGCCGACCAGCACGACCTTTTGCGCCATGTTCAACGTGTTGTGCGTAATTTGCTACATAGTTAGCGTAAATCGTATCGCCTAAATCAGCGCCGGCTATGATCATCTCATATGATGAATTGTTTAGGTTAAAACCTTTTTCTCTTAATGGCGTAAATCCAGATAACGAAACCGTCATTGATGATTTAAGAAAGCCCGTGTCTACTGGCGTTCTATCTAATGCATCGTCGATTGTGAATTGAACAGCTGTTTTAAATACAGCTTCCATTTTCTCTTCTGAGTCACTAACCCACTTATCAACTGTTGCGCTAAACGTTGCCATTCGATTTTTCGTTAATTATTTGTTCTGCATTCTCAATGACCTCGTTTACCTCAACGGTTCGGGGCTTTATTCTGCGAACATCTTTAAGAAACTTTTGCCAGACTTCTAATGTATCAAACGGAGAAGGCTCATCGATTAAGTGTTTCATTTAATTCCTCATAATCGAAATATCCACGATTTGCTAAATTTCTTGTAAACATTCTATTAAACTCATATGAAGCCTTTTCGGGGGTTATAGTACGAGCATTTACTTTTTCTTGAAGCTCTTTATTTACCTTGTTCAATTCTCTTGTTATCGTTGTTTTTGTTAATTTGTCCGTTTTGGGCGTGCGTCTGACAACAAATGAATTCCCGTTGTGACCATGCGCCCACAATTCCTTTACGCCTTTGTAGTGGGCCATAGCCACTAGGTCTTGCTTACTGAATGAGCTACTTAAAGGGTGGTTATGGTGAGCTATTAATGATCTTTTTTGGTCCAGCATCACGCGTGCCATATCATCTGTTATACTCACATGATCATTCGTTCCAGAATTGCGACCTATAATATTATCATCTTCATCAACAAGAGCAAAATATTCTTTACCGCTAACTTTACCCTTTTCAATGACCTCTTTTCGCGCCTTCTTATAGCTCGTTTCGTTTTGATAATTTGTAAGATAGTTCACACGAACCCTTAGTGCGCAACGACAATTTATAACCTGGGCCCCACCGCCAGCCGGATCGCCTGGATATTTCATCTGCTTGCCGCCAACGTTAAAGCTCTCACCGAACTTAACGAGCTGCTTGTCTGCAATCATATGGTCGATACGTGTTCTTGCGTCATTTGCCGCGTCCCACATGAGTGACACTTGATTAGCGCGTACCTTGCCCGTTTGAATGAGCTGTTGAACCGCCTCGTATTGCCCTCTATGCAAAGACGTTAGCGCCTCAGTCCGTCCGATTGTGTCACCACGTAGCTTTAGAAGCCTGTCAGAGTAACGACCAAGCAACTTGTCTATTTGCTGCTTTGATAAGGCTGTGTCCTCTTGCTTTGCTTTCTTGAGCATTGCGTCAAAGCGTTTATCTCTTTTCGTGCGCCCCATAAAAGCGGTGAAATCGCCGTTCT